GTTGTCATTTCTTTTTGAGGCCCCGCATGTTTGACCCGCAAACGGTCACACTCGGACAGGTTACCTCGGCAGCAAGAGATTTTTCCATTGTACTAGCTATTTTTACAGGCGGCATAACTGCAGCTTGGAAAGGGCGTGGATTGTTCGAAGCAGCTAAAGGTTTCTTCGACCGATTCTCTAAGCACATGGATACTATGGAGAATGGTATGGAGACTCTCCTGTCGAACCACCTGAAGCATATCGAGGATGATTTGAAAACTGTAGCTTCTCACCAGGTACGCGTGGCCGTGCAACCGCACGTAATGTATGTCGCGGCTAACGAAACGGTAGAAGCAGGAAAAGAAGATGCCATTCGTCTCTAAAGCGCAGCAGGGATGGGCTCACGCCAATCCTGAAAAATTCGGCAAGAAAAATTTAGCCGAGTGGGACGCTGCGACGAAGGGCAAACACGATTTACCAGAGCATGTACACAAGAGCGCGTCATACAAAATGGCACGTGAAGCTCGAAAGGCGAAGTAATCTAGGAGTCTGAAATGGCGAAGAAACACCCGTACAAGAGCACCCACATCGAGCATCACGCGGATGGTTCGCACACAGTGCACCACCACCACGAGTCTGACTCAAGCAAGGACGTGAAGGGCGCAGTTGCCAATCACGACGGCATGATGGACCACATCATGGACCACACCAGTGAACCGAACGGCGGGGAAGCAGACGCTGACGCGGGACAACACGGTGTAGCAGCAGCGCCAGCGGCAGCCGCAGGACTTCCAATGCCAGGTGCGGCACCAGCAGGAGCATAAATGCCGGGTCCAGATTTGACATCGACTGCGACGAACATAGCAGAGAACGCTGCTAGGTCGGTCCTAGGAAAGGCAAATTCACACGAGATACCTGCGCCATCTTCTGCCCACGATAGCGGCCAAGACGTTCACGATAGCGCTGGTAAGCACATCACCGTTCGTGGCGGCGGTTCAGATTACGGCGTTGCACGCGATGCACGCAAGGAATAATTATGGCAAAGCATGACCCAAGTTTGTACCGAGCGATGCATCACCTTCGCAAGGGTGGATTGCACCGCGCATTGCACGTTCCTGAGGGACAGAAGATTCCCGCAGAGAAGATTGCAGCGGCTAAGAACAGTTCTAACTCGCATGTCGCGCACATGGCGAACTTCGCTCACACAATGGCAGGTTTTAACCACTAATGAAAATCCCGGACAAAGCCTCCAAGGTTATCGATAAGGTAGTCAATGGAGGATTTGCGTCCAAGCTGTTTGGGATGTTCATGGGGCGCTTCACCTTCTTTGCCTGCGTGTATTCTGTAGTCGGCCTGTACGGCTGGCTTATGAAGAATCGGGATTTGACTTCGTTCGCTTTGTTTGTGGGCGCTATCCAGGCCCTTCTCTTGGCGCACAGTTACAAAGAAGACTACGCAGCGCAGAACGCAGTGAACAACGCGGCGAACACCACGACCGTTGTGAACGATATTACGGTTCAGAAATAGGAGTCTTATGGCCTCAGATGGCGGAGTGAGCGCAGCATTAGCTGGCGCAAAAGCAGCACTATCAGGTGCAGCAAACAGTTCTGTTGGTTCACGTGCGGGACATTCTAGCTTCACGCCCGGGGCTGCCCCGTCTTATACGGCGGCCCGCGCAGCAAGAAAGACACCCCCGACTACACCGCCAGCGGCGAAGAATCTAGGCGACGAACTAAAAGCAAAAGCAGATAACGTAAGTCAATACGCTGGAGCTACCTCCAGCGAGTAAACTGGAGGCTCAATGCCCTTTGAGGGACCGGAAAAGAAGGACCATAATTTCGTTTCGTTTCGCATCCAGGGACAGGAAGAATTCTGGCCTGATTTCTGCAAGAAGTGGGACGAAGAGCAGCAGGACAAGCGGTTTCGTTCCGAAGTCCTCTCATTGACAGAATTGTGGAGACTCTACACCGGTAAACTCAAAGAGCAGCTTACGGCAGAGGAAGAAGCTCGCGGTAAGAAGCTTCCCAAGAAAGAAAAGATATCGCAAATAGTCCCCATTAAGAAGCGCCGAATTCTTTTCACGGAAGAGACTCGCGTAAACGAGTTTGAAGAAGTGGAAGGAACCGGAATCTTCAAATACAACGTTCGTTTCCACGACGACGGCTATTTGCACTTTGACCAGTGGCTTTACGTCCGTGACCGAGCGCGCAAAGAATTGTACTGGTTCGGAAAAGAAGTTTGCGGCATGGACTTCGAGCCTCACGTGCATCAAGCAACGTGTGACTTGTTTGTGCAAAAAGATTTTGACAGAGTGTACCGAGAAGGGTACACCATCAAAGACGTTCAAAGAGCGATTCGAAAGCAGGACCGTGTTCCCCGTGTGTGGTTCAACACGAGCGAGTACGTACCTAAGACTCTGGGAGACTTCGGGCACTACGTCAAGGACCCGATGGCTGCGGTCAATCCAGACAACTACGCAAAGACAATGATTCTGTTGGACCCTCGTGGGTTTTTCAAGTCAACCACGAACGGTATAGACTGCGTCCAGTGGATTATAAACTGTCCTGACATCCGCATTCTCATTTTGAGCGGCGGACAAAAGTTGCTGGAGCAATTCCTTCAGAATGCGAAGCAGAGATTTTATCTAGCGAGAGGGGACGAGCCAACCAAGTTTCATCTTTTGTTTCCTGAATTCGTAATCAAGGGCGTAGACGGAACATCGGACTCAGAACTCATCTGCCCCGCTAGGAATCACTATCAACCGGACCCAACGTTGGGCGTGATTTCTATTCCCTCATCTCTTTCCGGCTTCCACTGCGACTATATTAAGTTTGACGATATCGTCACAGACGAAAACTGCAACACGGAAGACACCAGAAAGAAGCTTGAGAAGAAAGCAGACGGTGCAACCAACTTGCTTATGCCCTGGGGCAAGCAAGACATCATCGGAACCCGATATTTTACGGACGACTATTACGGGAAGATGTTGGAGAAGCACGAAGAAAATCCAGACAAGTTCCCATTGAAGTTTTTCAAAAGAGCTTGCTGGGTTGTGAAGCCTGAGTTCAAAGAAGTTGAGCAAACTGGTTTGCTCAATCTCAAAGAGTATATGGTGGACTTAACCTTCCCGGAGCACGAGCCCTGGAAAGATTTAGTCTCTTACCTAAGCAAGGACGAGAAGGGCTTCAGATGTCAGAAGCTCAACGAGCCCGCTTGGGGCACCATCGACCTTCCAAGTTTCCCGGAGCCTTTGTTAAGGGCGCACCGCATTCATTCAGACGCCGCTTGGGTTCTTCCCAGCGACATGATTGTAGCGGCACTGGATACAGCCCGTGAAGCCAAGAAGAATTCGGACTATACTGCAATCATCATTGCGAAGATTTATCAGAAGCAAAACGGTATCGTCAGCATGGTCATTCTGCATGTGGAATACGGGCGATGGACGCAAACGGATATCGCTATTCAAGTTGCTAAGCAACACAATATCTGGAAGCCAGCAAAATGGGTAGCAGAAGATACCGGTGGACTAGAACTTCTCAGAACGAAGATTATTAACGTCGCGAGAGAAAGTTTCGGTCTATGGCCGGACATCAACTGGTTCCTACCGGATAACAAAGAGAACGCCAAAAGAAATCGCATTAAAGGAATTGAAGTCCTACTTCGCTCGGACCGACTGGACTTTGTGGAAGCCGCATGGAACATGGAGACATTCCAACAGTTCATGGACTACACAGGACAGAAGAGTACCAAGACAAAGAAGGATGATATTCCAGATGCAATCTCCTTTTTGACCAGCAGATTTCTTCCTAGCAGTATACCTTTGACACCGAAGGAACAGGAAGCCAAGGCTGTAGCTGACCAAGTTTCGTACACGCGAAATCTTATTAAGGCGCAGCACGAAAGAATATTCGGAATCAACCCCGGCGGTTCCGGCGTCCAATTTGTTTTCCCAACGCCAGAAGTCCCACAAGCGCCATCGTCGGCTATCGGAAGTATAGCCAAAAAGCTCTTCGGCGGAAACGGCATGAGAGCTAGATAATAGGAGAAGGAATGTCGGAACCGCTAAACCAGCACGCAGCGCAGACGCTCGAAAAGCTCTATGTTGACCCTGCTGGGCAGATATCATCTACAGACATGCACAAGGACCCGGATACGGGCGCGTACATGTACGATGATAAGGCAGCTTTGAAACTTGTTGTCGATGACGCAGCGCAGGCGGACAACTACGCGAACATCAATCAATGGGCGAGCGGTTGGACACAGGCCGACGTTATTCTTCAGAGTCCTCAACAGACATCTGCGTTTGATGGCGGGAACATAGCGCAAGCTAACGTTCCGAAGTTTACACTATCCAACCACATGAGCGCTATCGTTCCTAAGGTCCTAGAGGGTTTGTTCTATGAAGACCCTCCCTTCCTTCTTCGCCCGCGCCCGGGAACGCAGCCAGCAGTAACACGCGCCAAGACATCTTTGTTTTCTGCGCAGCTATGGGACATGAAATTCAGAATCCAGATAGAACGTGGTCTGGACCAGATGGCCCTTCTCGGCACCACAGTTTTCAAGTGGGGTTACCTGGAGCACGACAAGAAAGTTAAGAAAGCTCGTCGTAAGGCCGACCCAGTAACACTCAATACCACGACCCCCACGGACCCTATAGACACGCCGGACTCAGATGACTTCGAGATGTACACGGAGACAGTCAAAGTTTCCCGTCCGTGGATTAAGGCTACTGACATTCGCACGGTCCTAGTAGAGACCGGTTGCCGCGTTGGAGACATTCGCGAGGCAAAATGGGTCATCTACAGAGACTTTGCTACGTATGATGATTTGAACCATCTTCGTACTCTTCCAGGATATAACATTCCTGATGAAGCGACTCTGCGCTCTTTGTTCTTGTCCGACCCTAGTTCGGGTTCAGACAATATTTCCATGACCATCCCAGAAGGGATGCGTGGTTACTTGCAGCACGCTCTACCGCGTAACTTCCGTATATCAGCAGACAAGCTGCAGAATGGATTGGAAATTCTTGAGCGATGGGACACGGATAAAGTCATCGTGGTTCTATCCTTCAACGGTCAACACGTTTTACTTCGTAACGAAGCCAACCCATACGGTAAGATTCCGTTTTATAGCGCAAACTGGAGAAACATTCCAGACAGCTTCTACGGACAGGGTCTCGGCCAGCTAATCGGCGCAGAGCAAATCGTTGAACAAGGGGTAACGAACTTAGCACTTGATTTACTTGCATACGGTTTGCAGCCAACAGCCGTTCGTAAGAAGGGCTTCAACGTTCCCACTCAGCAAACGAAATGGAAGCAGGGCGGCATCATCGACGTTGATGATGACGTAGACAAAGCATTCAGATTCCTTGAAATGCCTAAAGTTCCTTCCGAGGCTTGGACGTTCATCAACCAGGCTCAGCAGGCCGCAGCGGCCACATCAGGCGCAAACGAAATCGTAGGCCAGGGCGGCACCACAGGCGGTGGCCGTGGCACTGGCATGCGTTCGGGCACCGGAGCAGCAGCCGTTGTACAGGCCAACGCTAGCCGACTTGACGGCCCGACCGGACGCTTGGTAGACCAGGTTTTCGAACCTTGGTTGTACCAGATGGATGAGTTGAATAACGAGCTTCTTCCCACTTCTGTTCTTCGTAGAATTCTAGGCGAAGAGGAAGGCAACGCGTACGAGGGAGACCACATCGAGTTTCGTAATGCGAAATTCGAATATGAAGTTCTTGCGGGAGCACATCTTGGAGCCAAGAAAGAAATGGCCCAGGCACTTCCCATCATCATTCAACTTCTAAACAACCCGACGTTCGTTAAGAACGTTAATGACGCTCACTGGCAATTCGACGCAGTCGCTATCTTCAAGGCATTCACGGACGCGGCAGGCTGGAAGTTCAGCCAAGACTTCCTACGTGAAATGAACCCTGACGAAGTGAAGCGTTACGAACAGAACAGTCCGGCAGCTTTGCAAGCAGCGCAAGCAAAGTCCGCGCAGGCAGCGTCACAACAGAAGTTCCAACAGGACCAGCAAATCGAGGACCAGAAGCAGCTTGGTAAGGCAGGAGCAGAAGTTCTTCGCTCAGCAACCGAGCACAGCTTGTCTTCGGAAGATACGGGAGTGCCGGGCAATCAAGGCTTCGGTTCTGAAGTTTCCGTATAAAGAAAGGACAATATGAAAGGACAACAGCCGTTGTTAGCAGATACATTAACCGATACTCAGCGAGCGCTATTAGCTTCCCTGCAGCAACATCCAGGATATCCAGTCTTGGAGTTGCTGCACATGGAAGCATGTAAGCGAGCAACGGAAGATGTTATCCGAGTGAATCCCGAGGAAGAGAACGCTATCCGAAAGGTAGAAGTCCGACAACTCAGGGCACGTGAACGTAATGAATTTTCCCTTCTAATCTTAAAATCCATTCAGTGGCACGTAGATGCTGCCGCTGCCGTGGGACCTAAGAAAGAAGAGGAGCCGGAACAGAATCGAATATTAAGGAGTATGCCGAAATGAGCACGGAACAAGTAGCACCACTAACACCAGAGACCCTCACGTTTGCGCACATTAAGGCGTGGACCGGGGACGAGATGAAGAAGTACATGGCCGGTCCTTTACGACAGGCTATCTACGATGTGATTAAAACTCAATCTCTGGAGCAAGTCGAGGCCGCCGCTGCAGAACAAACAGCACGTGACCAAGCAGCAGCGCCCCAGCCAACGGCGGAAGAACAGCAAGCAACGGCAGATGCAGAAGCAGCGCGAATTGCTGCTGAGCAAGCTGAAGCAGCCCGCGTGGCCGCAGCCGCAGCGCCCAAGAAAATCGTTCTGGACTACCAAGTAAAAGACGAAGACGGTAACGCGCTCGGTCGTCCGACGCACTTGGAAGCAACGTCTAACGAAGAAATGATTGAGAAGATGAAGGAAGCGCACGTGCAAGCGACTCGCGCCTTTCATCGTTTGAAGAGACAGAAAGTTACGATTCAGCAGTCTCAGCCAGCAACCCCGGTCGCTCCGTCTATGACAGACGCCGAGCTAATCGAAGCAGCTAAGGATTTGAAGTCGGATGACCCGGCTAAAATCGTTGAGGCTCACAGAAAAATTGCAAAGGTTGAAATCGATAAGCAAGAAGCAAATGCTGCCGAGCTTCGCCGTCAGGAGCGGGTAAGCCAAGAATTCCTTGCGAACCACAAACACGATTTTAATAATTGCGAAGCGAACGTTAACATGGTAGCGGGGTACTTCAATGAACATAAGCTACCATGGACAGCGGCCAATCTAGAAGTCGCTTTCGAGGAATTGGAATCAAAGCTGGCACCCGTTGTGCCAGTCGCGCCTGTACCCCCGGCTAATCCGGCTCCAGTCGCTCCAACACCAACAGCAGCGCCGGTTGTGCAACCGGTGGTGACTGTTCCGGCACCAGCAGCAGCCCTTAATCCGGCACCTGCCGCTCCACGACCGGGAGTCAATGGTGGAATCGTCCCAGGACAGAACTCCGGTTCACGTCCAGCGGCGACGCCTCAAGGACTCACAATGGCAGAAATCCATTCATGGGATGGACCGACAATGCGCAATAAGATGCGTAATCCGCAGCTTAGAGCCGACATAGAACGAGTCATTG